AAGAATCTGTTTTATCTGACATCAAAACAGTTCTTCCTTATATGAAATATCCAATAAAGACTCATATACAATGTTCTATACCATTTTTATATATGAGTAAATACCTATCATCATTAGGTCATACTAAATCATTTACTGGGATGGCTGCTGACGATATTCATGGGTTGAGTAAAATTGTGAATATGGAATATAATCTTCGAGGAGAAGAATCTGTTAGAAATATGCGATCCAAAACCTTATATAATGCTCCTAGAGAATCTGATTATGATATTTGGATTGTATCTAAAGAATTTGGTGGTGTTATAATGAAGGACCCTTATCGCGAGACCCATTTGACTGAATGGATGTTGGGAGTTCCATATAAAGAGTTGCACTTAGAAAGGAAAAAATCTATTGCTGTTGATGCGTTTAGCGATTATTGGAAATTAGATGAAAAGAATTGGTATAGACCTGGCGATTCATTGCAAATTGTATCTGGAATTAGAGAATTGCATGATGAACTTTTGTTGAAGGACCCTATATTAAATAAAAATAATGCTAAAGGTATTATAGCCGTATATAATAACATAAGAAAATCTATGTTGCACGACAATTCTTTAGATAATTTTATAGAACAGTAGTATCGTATCTTTTATATCTAAAGCTTGCTGTTGCTGTCATAGTTTTATCAGAACCCAGTCTTATATCAAAATCAATCCCTGATAATGAGACTGGAAACATATCAACAAACTTTATTTTTGTTGTTGGTATATTAGAAGATGATAGCACTGATAATTCAGCATCAGCATATTGAGGATGATTTACTCTTTGACTGTATTTTGATAATAAATTTAAATTAGCATATTGCTCAGATTCTTCCGGAGAATATATTCCACGCATCCAATCACTAATAACTAACCAAGACTGTAATTGTTCATCTAAAAGAAATTCTATATTCAAAGTATCAAAAGAAATCTTATCACCTGGGACCATTAAATCCAATAGTGGCGTATTCTGAATCTTTGGTTGAACTGAAATAGCAGGTATATTACAAGCCTGACAAAAGAATTGTGTTGAAGTTAATCTTGGTATAGACAATATAAATTTAGCAGATTGTAATAAATCCTGATTACATGGCGAAAAATCTTTTGCTGACATTTAAAACCTCTTGACAAATATATAGTATTATGTTATTATTTATTAAACAATAATCTAAACTATAATAATATGTATCCAGAAACCATAAAAGAATTGTGTAAAACAACAACTCCAATTAAATTATCTGTAGCCAGAGATCCCGCTTTAGTGAATATGAGAAATTTATTATTAGAACACACAAATTTCTTGGATATTAGTCTACAGATAAAAATACCACTAGCTTTAAGATATTATTGTGTCTTTAATGGCGTTAAAGATATTCCAAAATGCAAATGTTGCGACAATCCAGCAACTTACAGAAAAGATGACTCTAAGTTAGGGTTTGCTATATACTGCTCTCCTAAATGCTCAAGATCAGATAAGACTATATCTATCGACATAGAATTATTATTGAAAGATAAGGAATGGTTGTTTAATCAGAGAATTACTTTGAAAAAATCCAAAGATCTTATTGCATCTGAGTTAGGAATTTCGGTTGTTCCTATTAGCAAATGGATAAAATATCATAAAATACCAAATGTAAAATACAATTGCTCAAATCCAAATGTTATATCTAAACTTGAGGATAAAGATTGGTTATTATTAGAACATAAAACAAATCATAGAACATGTGAAGATATTGGTATTGAAATTGGAACAAGTAAAAGCACAGTTTCAATTTGGTTGGCAAAACATGGAATAGAAGCTAATGAATGTAATAGCTATGATAGAGAAGTCAATCCTTCCGGCGAATGTTTAGAAATATATGAATATATAAAAAGTATATATTCTGGTGAAGTTTTATTGGACATGAGAAGCATTATTAATGGACTGGAATTGGATATATATTTACCAGAACATAAACTTGCAATAGAATACAATGGGTTATATTCTCATATTTACAGACCAAACGAATCTTCATTTTCTACAATAAAAGGTTCAAAATATCATTTAGAAAAAACTATAAGATGTAATGCTAAAGGTATTCAATTATTACATATATTTTCAGATTCATGGAAATCTAAACCCGATGTTTGGAAAAATTTCATAAAAAACAAAATATTAAAATCAAATTCTAGAATTTTTGCAAGAAAATGTCAAATAAAAGAAATTGATGTTTATACTAAAAATACATTTTTAATTGATAATCATATTCAAGGGTGTGATAGAAGTCGATTTAAATATGGATTGTTTTATAAAGATGAACTTGTTGCCGCAATGACTTTCAGCACTGCAAGATATTCTAAAAAATGTAAATGGGAATTAATGAGATTTGCTGTAAAATCTGATTATAATATTGTAGGTGGATTTTCTAAACTATTAACACATTTTTCTAGACTTAATTCTGGTTCTATAGTATCATATGCAGATAGAACTTATTCGAATGGAAATGTATATTGGCAAAATGGATTTGTTTTGGATTGTGTTAATGTTCCTGGATATTATTATGTGAAGAAAAACACTGAAATAAGATTACATAGATCAAATTTCAAAAAGTCTAAAATCGCAGATTCTAATGATACCAGGACTGAATTTGAAATTATGAGCGAAAGAGAATATTCTAAGATATTTGATTGCGGAACACTTACATTTATATTTAATGGAACAAGTACTATATAAAATCTTGTAAAATAACGAATCCATCTAGTAAAACTTTTGAATAAAAAAGGGATATCAAATGATATCCCTTAGTAATTCTATAATAATTTTACAACAAGAATCTTACATTAAATTCTTGATTGCAAAAATACGATAGTAAAGGTTTGTGCGTGGATTTAATTTTCCATTACCTTGGTTTAATCCTTCAGCAAATGGATTTGCAACTAAACCATATCTGGTCTTAAACCCTATCTTTGGTTGGAAAGTATCAGGATCAACCGCACGAACCATTTGTAAAGGAACGTATGGGCAATAGAATAGACCTGAATCATAAGGGCTTGTGCCTTTATAACCAACAGTACATAATTCTACGTTGTTAGCAGAACCACCAAAATAAGGATCGATATAAACTTTAATACGACCATGTAACATACCAGCAAAAGTATTACCAGTATCATCTACTTGAAGATCAGCAGACAAAGCAGGAGTATATTGTAATACACCAGCCATAGCAAGAGCAGAAGCAACATCTGAAGAAACGATCAGAATATTACCTTTTCCTCTTCTTGTTGTTTTCGCAATTTGGTTAGCTTCTCTTTCGATGTGATAGATAAGACCTTTGAAACGTTCAACTGACCAACGACCATTTGAATCTGTATCTAAGTCAAATACACCTTTAGTTACAGTGCCGAATTGAGCGCCAGCAGTAGCAACAGTATATATAGTACGAATTACTTCACGGTTGATTTCAGCAAGAATTTCAGTAGATAAGATATTAGACAATTCAGTCTCAGCATCTAAACCATGAATCGCTTTCAAATCTTGCGCCATTTCTAATGAATATTCAGCTTTTAATGCACGAGTTTGCGCAGAAACAGTAACTTTCTCGATAGAAATGCCCATTTGAGGGAAAGATCCAGCAGCAACTCCTAATGCTTCGCCTAATGCAGTAGGCATAGCAGTACCGCTATCAAAAGCAGTATTAGCTAAAGGTCCGTTTGCATCAATAGCAGAATTAGCAGTACCAGAAGCAGCACTAGTTCCGACAATACCAGAGAAAATAGTATTAGCTTCATTATAGAAAGCTTCAGCACCATTTTGAGCAGAATAACGTGAACGTAAAGCAAAGATCAGACCAGTAGGACCAGTCATTGGTTGAACGCCAGCAATATCATAAGCGATAAGGTTAGGTAATGCTCTACGAACCAAACTGATTAAGATAGGATCAAAGTTAGAAATACCACCAGCAACGTTAGTTGGAGCACCAGTTTCGTTCAAAGTTTGACGATCTGAATCCATTGCAGCTTGTTGATTTTCTAATATAATAGCAGTAACTGATTTTTTATAAGGATCTTTGATTGCCGTTAATTCTGGATGTTCCAGAATAGGACCCCATTTAGATTGCAATTCTTCGTTTAATAAAGCCATTTGTAACTCCTTGTTTTAAATTATTTTAAAAGTGTTTGTGAAATTTTTGAAGCATAAGCTGCGATAATTGGATCAACAGTTTTTACTGCAGTTTCTTCTGTTAATTCTACAACATCATTCAAAGATTCTTTTGATGCTGGTTTAACAGTAGTAGTAGAGAAGTAAGATTCTTTGATATCTTCCATTTGAGTAACGAATTCATCTTGAGAATAAAATTCTACGCCCTCGGCAATAGTTTTAATTTTTTCTGCTTGAGAAAGGGTTAATCCTTCACATACTGCATGAAGTGCTTCAACTTTCTTTTGTTCTGACAATTTATGTTTTAAACCAATGTTTTTTGTCATTTCTTCATTGATTTGTTTTTCTAACACTTCTACTTTAGAAGTTAAGCTTTCTACTACATCAAATTTATCTTCAGGAATATCGATGTAATGTTCTTCGAAAACACCTTTCAGTGATTCCATAAAACCTTCAGCAATTTCTGTTCTAAGGCCAGATTCAATTGCAATAGTATTTTCTTCCATCCAAGATTCAACAACATAATCAAGATAAGTATCTACTTTTGTTGAAAAATCTTCTTGCATTTCTTCATAAGCTTCTTCAAATTGTGTGATATATTCAGCTTCCAATTCGATAGCTAATTCAGCAACTTTAGCTTTTACCGCAGCTTCAAAGATTGCAGTTGCTTTCTTTTTAAAATCTTCAGAAAGGTTTTCGCCAGCCATCAATGCTTCAATGTCAGAATTAACTTCTTCATTTTTTGTGTGAGGAGGAACTAATTTTGTATTTGTAAATTTTTGAATAACTTCTTCAGGTTGTTTAGCTAACTTTTCCATTGGTTGAGCCGCAAGACCAGTAATACCAGGAGCTTCTGCATTTGGAACGTCTTTCAAATCGTATTCAGCAAAATTTGCATTTCCGATTTTATCTGCACCTTTGTTTACAGTGTCTCTTAACTTTTCGCCTTGGCCAAATTTATCGCTTTCAGGAAGTTTAGATCCTTTGTTAGCAGCATAAATTTTTTCAGCATTACCAGCAAGAATCTGTGATGCAGCTTCCGATAGATTTAAACTTTTTTGTGTCATGTATATATCCTCTTATATTTGTTTAGTATTATTTATACGTATTAACTTTTTGCTTACATTCTTCTTAAGAAATTCTCGAAAATCTTTAATGCCATAGGCTCAACATCTTTAGCTTTTAGTTTTTTAAGAATATCTTGCGATTCTTCTATATACTGTGCAATCCAACCCTTACCTTCAACATATAACCATTCTTGGTTTTCTATAATTCCAGTGGTCCAGCAATCTTTTCCAGACGGATCTAAAACTATATCAACTGTTACTAAACGAAAATCTGGTTGTACATATTTTACGCCATTCGATTCTTTTATAGAACCCAATCCTCTTGTAGATACCCCAAAACCAACACCAGCATCAATAAACTCTTTTACAATTCTCCCATTTGGAGTATCTAAAATTGTAGCTTGACCAATACAAAGATTTCCATCAAATTCTAATTTTGTTATTAAATGTGATACTTTATCTGGATTTATTTGTGGTCCTTCTGGATGAGAAAGTTCACCCAAAGCTCTCCTAGTATCAACAAAATCCTTTTTATATCTAGCTACTTCTGGAAGCATATGTTCTTTTATATAAATTCTTCCGTTTCTGTTAGCTTCTTCTGTATGAATAAATGGACCATTTATTTTATATGATTTTTTACCATTAGTTTCTTCTACCAATACTTCGGTTTCTGTGAACTCGTTTAATAACTTCATTTTTCTTCTAGCTCCTGTTTATTATCGGATTCTATTATATCTGATTGTACATTCACAGCTTGTTCTAATATTTCTAAGAATTTTTTATCAGATTCAACAAAAGCTTCTAGAATTTCTGGTTTAGCTGAAATATAATTTAAAATTATATCAGCACATTCTTTATTTATATTCAACTCAGATAAATCATCAAACATTAATGTTTCTACATTATTATTTTCTGAAATGCATGTCAATTGTTCTATTACACTTTCTGTAGTTGAAGAAAATTGTGAATTATCTAAAGGAACTGTTATAAATTGATTTAAGTTTTCTGAATGATATAATGCAACCATTTGACCATTGGGAAATCTTTGGATAAATTTACGTTTAAGGACCAATACTTGTGGTAACTCTTTTTTTATTTGTTTAGCCATTATAGTATGAATTATTTGATTTATCGGAATCTTTTTTATCAGGAGCTTTCTTTTTTGAAACAGGAGCTTCTTGTTGTGCATTATCTTGAACGGATTGGTCCTGCCCATCAGATTGTGCTTGCTGATCAACAGGTGATTGTCCTCCTAGAGAAGGATCTTGTGGCATTCCACCTAATGATGGATCTAATTGCATTGCTTTTGGATCAGGATACCAACCTTCTTTAATTTCAGCGTCTATTTCCTTTTTCATAGCTGCAATATCTTCTTCGTTAAATTGCAAAACATTCTTTTGAATCCATTGCTGAGAATAATATTTACCAACATACGGAGCAACTGCATCCAAAACACCCATTCTATTTTGTAAAAGTTGTGTTTCAATCAATTCAGAGTAATGATTATCTATTATATAATCATAATAAATTGCTTGTTTAAACTCATCAAATTCTTCTTGACTGCAAATACCTTTCAGATAACATTGGACCCTTAATGCTTGATCAAATAAATCAGAAAACTTCAATCTTAGTCTATCAATAAATTTAGAGAATTTTATTTCATCTCTAGAAATTTGATCAGGGTTTCCAGAATCAAACGGAGAATCTGGTTCAACTAATCTAGAATATGGAACATTCAACGATTTATATAATTTCTTCTCAAAATT